GCGCCCGGCACGGTCGGCGACATCATGCTCGCGGACTTCAGCCAGTACACCCTGGTCGATAAGGGCGGCGTTCAGGCGGCGATGTCGATGCATGTCGCCTTCCTCACCGATCAGCAGGTGTTTCGCATTACCTACCGCCTCGACGGCAAGCCGATGTGGCCGAAGCCGCTGACTCCCTACAAGGGCGCCGCGCAGCTCGGTCCGTTCGTCGCGCTGGCCACGCGCAGCTAGCGAACCCCAGAGCGGCCGGCCGACGCCGCCGGCCGCCCCCCTTTCGCCCTTTCGCTTCCGGAGCCCCCGATGTCCCGTCCTTTTTCGCTGCCCTACGATTGCCCGCCGATCAACCTGCTCCCGCCTGCGGCGGACGCCGGCGGCCGAAACTCGTCCTATGTTTCGCTGCGCAACGCGATCAAGGCCTGGATTCTCGTCACCATCAACCAGGGAAACGCCGCGCCGGTCACGTTGACGCCGCAACAGGCGACGAATTCGAGCGGCGCGGGCGCGAAAGCGCTCGGCGGCTCGGACCTCGCCGCGCCGATCTGGCTCGTCAACGACACTTCGACTGCGACCGGCTCGGACGCGCTCGTCCCTCAGACCGCCGCCGCAAACTTCACCACCGACGCCACGACCAAGACCAAGCAGGTCCTGTTCGAACTCAACCCCTCCGCGATCATGGATTTGGCGAACGGCTACGATCACATCGCGCTCCAGACCGGCGCGTCGAACGCGGCCAACATTACGGCGGCGCATCTGTTCATCCTGGGCAGCTATCGCGGCGCCTCGATGCCGAGCGCCTACGTCTGAGCCGCCTGACGGCGCTTCCGCAACCCTGACCGCGCCCGGCGCCGTGCGCGGCGCGGCCTCGGCCGCCAGCTAGGAATTCTCACGATGGCCACCATGACTCGCGCCGAGTTTCGTCCTCCCTATGTCGGCGTCCATTATGAATACGACGCCTACACCGCCGAGACGGTGGCGAGCTGCGCCCCGTTTCAGTTCAGCGACGATTTCGTCGGCGCGGGCCATTCCGCTGGCGTGCCGGCCGCGGGTTCGCCGAGCGCCGGCTACGCCTGGGTAAAGAAGATCGTTGGCGCAGCGCCGCCGACCGTCGCGCAGCCTTCCGGCGCAGCCGCCGGCGGCCTCATGGTCTGCGCTCTCGCTTCCGCTTCGGAAGCGGAAGAGGCCAGCCTCTATTGCAACGACAGCCTCCAGATCGACACGACCCGCATCGGCCAGGCCGAATGGCGCGCCGCACTGACGCAATCGCCGACCGGCGTCGCGCAAATCGCGCTCGGCCTGGGCTCGGTCTGGGTCGGCGGCCCGGTCAATCTCGCCCGCTATCTCATGTTCCTCTGGAACGCCAACAACACGCTGACGCTGCAATGGAAGGACGGCGGCTCGAACACGGGTTCGCTGACTGCGGCCTCGGCCGGCGCCGCCATCGTCACGGACGGCAACTATCACATCTACCGGATCGACTGGTCTAACCAGAACGACATCGGTTTCTACGTCGACGGCGCGCGCGTCAATGCGGCCAGCTCGATCGCATGGGCGCCGAGCGGGACCAACGGCGTCTTTCAGCCATGGCACACCTGCTACAAAGCGAGCGGATCCGGGCTCGCGACCCTGAGCGTCGACAAGATCGACGTGTTCAACAACCGCTGAGGCCCCCATGAGCGATCAACCCGACACCGATCCGCCGTCCAGCGACACCTCCGAGCGCGAGCTTCCCGCCATAGGGACACAGGTGGTCGCCGGGGGTCGGCAGGGCGTCGTCTTCGGCGCACGCCGCGTCGGCGACGCGGTCGCCGTGACCTTTGGCCACGGCGAACCCTGGCTCCCGCTCGAACCGTGATGCGCTCGACGCGCGACCGCATGGCGCGGCGCAACCCTGAAGAGGACGTCCCATGGCTGGTTCGATCGTCGTCAACAAAATCGACCTTGGCGGCGCCCTCACCAAATACAGCGTCGCCTGGACGGCAGACGCAACGGGCGCCGTCGCCGGCGCGGGTTTCGATATCAAGCGCGGCCGAATCTGGAGCGTGAAATTCGTGCCGGGAACGCCAGCGCCGACGACCGGTTACGCGATCAGGCTGCTCGATCCCGACGGCGCCGATCTGCTCGACGGCGCGGGCGCGAGCGTAAATTCCGCCGTGGCCAGTTATGCGGCGGCTTCGGTCGGCGTCGCGGCGCAATTCGTCGAAGGCTTCGCCGCCGTGACGCCGGTGGTTTCCGGCGCCGGCAACGGCGGGCAGGGCGCCCTCGTCGTGATCGTCGGCCCGTGATGCGCCCCGACACCCGGGTCTCGACTGTTACGGCCGCAGCGGCCTCCTACCTGCTCGCGGATCTCGCGGGCGTCAAAACGCGTCTCGCCATCACAGGGACCGGTTCGGATCAGGTCCTGACCCGGTTCATCGCCGACGCCTCCGCCGCCGCGATCCGGTTCATGAACAACCGCATCGCGCTGGAAACGCTCACCGATCGCATCTGGCCGTGGCGCGATTCCTGGCTCGGCGCGTTGCGCGACTCCCTGCCGGTCCTGCAGCTCTCCCGCTGGCCCATCGTCTCGGTGACGAGCGTGACGGAGACTGTGGGCGGCGCGGCCGTGACGCTGACGCAGGACGTCGATTTCCTTATCGACCCCGACCCCGGCCATTTGATCCGGCTCAACTCTTGCGGCGCGCCGCGCGCCTGGTCCGCGTCGGCCGTCGCCGTCGTCTACACCGCGGGCTACGCCACGATCCCCTCCGACATCCAGGAGGCGGTTTCCGAGATGGTCAAGGCGCGTTTCTTCGCGCAATCGCGCGACCCACTGGTGCGCAGCGAAAACGTCGAGGGCGTAATGCAGACCTCGTACTGGTCCGGCGCAGGCCCCGGCGCCGACACGGATATGCCGCCGGCCATCCAGGCCAAGCTGGAGCGCTACCGGCCGAGCCTTTTCCGCTGATGCCCAGCCCCGCTGCGATCCAGGCCGCGCACGCCCGCGCAATTGCGGCGCTCGGCCGCGCCGTGACATTCCGGCGCAGTTCGGCCGGCGGCTCCGATCTCGCCGAGGCCGCCGTGACCGCCGTCGTTCGCCGCGTCCGGGTCAACACGACGGCGGCGACGCAGGAGGGCTTTCTGACCACGAAACCCAATGCGCCTTCCGTCGCCGACCGCGAGGTGCTGGTGATGAGCGCCGATCTCGCCGCCGCCGGCTTCCCGCTTCCCGTCGTCAAGGGCGACCGGATTCGCATCGCAGACACCGGAGAATGGCTGCAGGTCGATACGGTCGATGACGGGAAACGCTACATCGCCGGTTGCATAGAGCTGACCGCAAAAGGCCTCGCCTGATGCCTGTCGTCATCGTTCGCGTCGCGGACAGCGCGACCGATGCGCTGGGCCGGATAGGCCCGGGGGCGCGCGCCGCGCTGGTCAAGGCGCTCGGGCCGCTCGCCGCCGCCATGACGCAGGATGTGCGCGGCCGCGCAGTCGCGCACATCCACACCCTTGGCAAGAAGCCGGGCCTCTATCTCGCCTCGATCCACGGCGGCGTTTCCGACAAAGGGGCGCGGCTGTCCGGTTACGTTCGCTCGGGCAGCCCTCTCGCGCATCTGCTCGAATATGGCGCGACCACGCCGCCGCACGACATCCTCGCCAGGGCGGGCAAGGTCCTCGCCTTTCTCGCGGGTGCGGAGACAGTGTTCCGCCGCCTCGTGCATCACCCCGGCGCCTCGATCCCGGCCTATCCGGCATTCGGACCGGCCATGGCCGCCAACAAGGCGCATATCGAGGCGACGCTCACGAAGGCGGTCGCCGACGCGACCGAGGGAAGTCTATGACCGCGACACGCGAACAGGCGGCGCAGGCTCTGCTCGCGCAACTGCAGACAATCGCCGTTTTCAAGCTTGTGCAGCGCCGACTGCTCGATCCCGCGCTAATCACCCCGGCGCTCAGCCCCGCGCTGGTCCTCGTCGAATCCGGAGAGGATTATCAGAACGCGACGCCGCAGAACCCGCCGCGCCGAACGCTGAAGTTCGCCGCCGCGATCTTCAACAATGTTGGCGGCGACGATCCCTCGGCCGTCCCGGCAACGGTCGTAAACGCCGCGCTCGATGCGCTCGATGCGCTGATGAACAGCTTATCGAACCCGCTCACCAAACGGGTTACGCTGGGCGATCTGGTCTATCACGCCCGCATCGACGGCGAGATCGTCAAGGCGCCCGGCGAGACGACCGGCCTCGCCATGGCTGTCGTGCCGTTCGAGATCGTGCTGCCTTAAACGCGCATCCCGTTGCGGGTCGCTCCGCAGTCGAAACATGTTCCGTCCCGAAACGCGGCCATCTCGCCACATTTCCGGCAAGCGACGATCTCGCGCTCGTAGGGCGACGATCG